AATATATGGGGTTAATCGATAAGCTTGATAAAGCTGAAGATACCATTAGAGAAATGCAACTTGAGGCTGCAGAAGCTAAAAAAAGACTTGCACCACCCGAAAGAAAATTTATGGACATCTTTTTAGATGATAATGATGTAAACGAAAAAGCAATTATTGGATTTATATCATTTGCATTAATGACAATTTTCGGTATATGTGATTTAATCACTGCATTTATGGGTCAAGACTTAGTTATCTCTGATACAATTTATACATCATTTGTGGTAGTTACATTAGGTGCATTTGGTATTAGTGAAGCTGGAAGAGCATTTGGTAAAAATTAATGGCTGAAGATACTAAAAAACCAAACGGGCCGAGAAAACCATTACCAAGAGGGAATGGAGATAAAACGGCGTCTCAAGTTTTTGGTATCATAGGTAAACAAGTTCAAACATTTAATTCATTACAAAAAGCTATCATAGAAGGTAATAATGATCTCGCCTCTACTTTAAGAGAAGAGATGGGTGAATTAGCATTATCATTTGATGGTGCAAATGATAAGTTAAATATACAAATTGGACAATTTAATAAATTAATATCACTTTTTGAACCAGTAAGTAGTTATTTTACTGAGCTGAAGGAAGATTCAGGTGCAAAATCTATTCAACCTAAAGGTAAAAAGAAAGATGGTGATATAGTAATCAGCCCAGACACTAAAGGATTAAAAACTTACACAGACGAAACAGAAAAAGCAGATAAAGCTACGGGTGGTTTTATGTCAACACTTGCTGGATTAGTAGGTGGAAGAGGGGCCAGTAGAGCTGCAGGAGGGGCTGCAGGTGGTGCTGCAGGTGGTGCTGTAGCTGGTACATTAGGTGGTGTTGGTTTAGGTTTAGGTGCAGTAGGTTTAGGTTTAGCAACCATAACTGGTGCTCTTTATATTGGAGCAAAAGCAGTAGAAGTATTCGGCAAAGGGCTACAAGAAACATCAACGGGTATAGATCAACTTAATAAATTAGATATTGATAAAGAAAAATTTGAAGAACTAGGTTATGCATTAGGTCAACTAACTGGTGCAACCTCTTTTGGTGGTACTATCAATTTAATGTTATTAGCTAAAACACAATTTACTGATTTAGCAGCTGGTATGAAAGCATTAAATGATACAGAATTTGATGAAGAAAATTTATCAAGAGCAGCTGATGGAATTAATGCATTTTTAAATAATGTTGATACAAATATTTTAGCTGGTATAACAGTTAAGTTGGTTGATGAAAGTTTAGTACCTTTAGCAAGAGGTATTGAAGCATTTAACACTGTAAAACTTAACAGCAACTTTGAAGATGATATGGGAGCTGCTGGTAGAGGATTATCAGCATTTATGAGTGAACAATCAGGATTTAAAAATCTGTTTGGTTCATTCACATTACAATTTATAGATGATAATTTAGGTGTATTAGCAACAGGTATTACTGCATTAAATAACGCAGAAATTGATAGCAGTTTTGAAACTGATATGGAAACTGCTGGTAAGGGTATTAATAAGTTGCTTACCGGTATGGGATCCATATTTGATACTTTAACAGCTAAACTTATAGACGATAATCTTGGTGTTATAGCATCTGGTGTGGATAGTTTAAATAAAACTGATTCAGCTAAATTTATAACTACAGGTGAACAACTTGGTACAGGATTTGGTAGTTTATTAGGAGGGTTTAATAGCTTAAAAGAAGGGCTTGTTTTATCATCTATAGATGATGAGATTGGCGGGTTAAGTGAAACAATTAATAAATTAAACAGTGTTGATGCAGTTATGTTTGCTGATAAAGGTAAACTAATAGGTACGGGGTTTGCTGATTTATTAGGTGGTTTTAGTAGCTTTTTATCCTCATTTCAATTAAGTATGATATCAGATGATTTAGAAGAATTTGCGGCTGGTATGGATGATATTTCCAAATTAAACTTTAATGAAGATACAGTTAAGTCAATGGGTTATATGGGTGATGGTGTACGTGAATTAATTGATAATTTAACTGGGCTTGATAGAATTGATGAAAATGATACATTTTTAGAAGGTGCATTTAAAGGGTTAAAAAATATTTGGGGTCAATTAACAGGCTGGATAACAACAAGTGACTTTGAATCAGCTATCGAACCTTTAAGTGAACTAGGCACCGCAATGACAGATCTATCAAAATTTGGTGGTCCAGAACTTATAGTATTTAAAGATTTTGTAGGCTCAACAGATGATTTATTAAAGAATTTAGAAGGTAGAGAATTTAAAGATGAGAATCTTCAAAAATTAATTGATAAATTAAAACAAATACAAAACTTAGATCATAAAAAATTAGCAGATATATCTAAAGCAGTAAATATATTCCAAGGGGGATCATCTGGTAAAGTTTTAGATGAACAGGCATTATCAGAATCTACTGCAAAAGTAATATCTCAGAATGTAAATAATGTTGTAAATACAGGTGGTAATACTACAGCACTTAGCAACAATATTGAAACCAAACAGTACCGAGTATCAAGAGGTACTACTCCAACAGTAATCAGATTTTCAAAGTAAAGAAGGGTGGTTTTCACCACCCCAGAAGAGACAAGCTATTCAGCTAGTTTTTGAAAGAACGACATTGTGTCGTCGTCATCAGATGAATCAAAGGACTCTGTTTCAGCTGATGTAGTTGGTATAGTCGGAGCACTCACTTCTCTTTGTACTGGTGCTTGAACTTGAGGTTGTTCATCTGCAGCACTTTCACCTAAAGCTAAAACTCTATATAGTTTAGTTTTAAGTTCATCATATGATTTGAAATTGCTTGGTTCAACAAAATCACTCAATGAGTATTGAGATTTCCAAACAGTTTCTAAAAGAGAATCATCACTGCTTAAAGGTGCTGATTCTTCAAACTCCGATTTATCATAGTTCCTGTAACCTTCTACATTTCTGATTTTCAGTTTAAGGTTTGCACCTCCCCAAAGATCAAATGGGTTAACAGGACTTTCATCCTCAAATTGAGGGTTCATAAGATCATTTAATTTCTCAAAGATCTTTTTACCATATTTGAATAGAAACACTTTACCTTCGTTTTCAGGTCTTGTAGGATCTTTTACAACGTAGATATTTGAATAAAAGGATAATCTCCTTTTATATTTTCTCACTAAGTCTTTATTAGACTCAATACCAGAGTTCCATAACATTGTGTTATATTCTGATACTGGATCTTTTTGACCAATAGTAGTTAGAGATTTTTCAATATACCATTGACCTTGAGGTCCTTGGAATCCATGATCCCATACTCTTACAAATGGTACATCTTCACCTTCAGGTGCAGGTAAAAATCTAATTACTGCATAACCATTACCAGCCTTGTCTACATCTGGTTTCCAGATTCTATCATCTGGTCCATTTTGTTGCTGTGGGCTTTCTAGTTTATTAAGTGCCTCGGTGAGTTTAGTAAGCTCAGAAGCCGAGTTCTTCTTGAGCGCTTCAAATGAAGTTGCCATATTTTTTCTCCTTACGTATAGCGTTATATTTACGGTTTATCCACATTATTCATTACGAAAATAATTAAGAGTTATAGCTCTAAACTTATCAGTATCAATTGATAAGAAAGGTCTATATTTCTTTATTATAGTATATTTATCTTCCCAAATCAAGTCTTTTTGTAACTTTTTATTCCAACTATTACTATAATTGACTAGCATATCTAAGATACACATAGTTTCAATACAAACTTCTTTACGAAGATAAAGTCTTAAGAGATGAGGATGTCCATATTTTTCAACTACGAAATTTTTATCAAAATCTTCTTCAAGTCTTGAAAGGTCATCTTTAAAAGTGTATGTTAATGATTCCTTTCTTTTTTTCCATCTTGTATAGATTTCTTCCGGTTCGTCTTCTTTTAACTCCCCAACCCAAAAGTCTGGTCCAGTTTCTATTATATTAGAAACTAGAAAATTTTCAACATCTTTATGCTTCGATAATTTATAAAAAAAGTATTTGTCTTTTCTTATTTCGAAAGAATGCTCAGATGCTCTAACTTTACCATTGTAAGTAAAGTAATCATATTTTAAATTTGTAAAATGTTGTTTAAGAGCCAGATATTTTTGATATACTTGATATGGTGTCATATATCTTACCTGTATTTTACCTCTTAAACATCCATCATTAAATTGAACTTGTCCCATTCTTCTTTATCTGCCACCCATATAACTAATGCATCCCTTATACCACTTTTTACCGGGGTTACTTCATGCCCCATCCATGAATCAAAAACAGCCATATCACCCTTATTTAAAACTACTCTGTCAGCTGTTTGACGTAAATAATTATGCTCATGTGATAGCTCTCCCCCTTCAAAAAACTCGGCTTTCTCTGTATTGCGTTGAATAAGTAGTTCACCACCTTCAAATTCATTTTGATTATTTAATTGAATAGAGATCGATATTTTTCTTTTTGGTCTTGCATTATGAATAAAAATTTTTTCTACATCAGGTCTGCCAGCATCATCTA